CGCGTGTTTTTTTTTTTATTTTTCTTTTTTCTTTTTTATGTTGGACTATATTATTTCACACATTTTTTTGAACACTTTGCCAGAATAGTCTTTGCTTAACTCAGTCACTTTACTATAGTAAAATCGGTTAATTCTTCTATTCTCAAGGAAGAAACGGCAGTTTGCTTGGTGATACTCTAACATATTAAGGTCCATTATATCGTATAGGGAATCATCAAGTCGGTAAGCGAACAAGTGTTCGTAGTATAGTCCTTCAATACTCTCGATAAGCTTATCCTGTTCAAGACATAAATTAATTCTCAAATTTATGAGTTCAGGATCCTTGATTATACCATGCCGTGTAAGTATCCATCCACAAAATCCAGGTTGTTTAGTGTAGACAGTTTTGGATTGTAACGAAAACATATGTTCAATACTTTTGAAGTATTCTGTTTTCTTGCACGGATGGTTAATGGCACTATCATCACCTACGTACAATTGAGCGGTTCCAGGTGGAATATTGTATTGTAGGTTTGCGTAAGCTGCATTGTCTAGAGTATTGAATAAGAGTGTTGCCCAATCTCCACTCAATATCATAAAGTCAAGTACGGATATATCGTTGAAGCAATTCAATTTTATATCCATGTACTTGTTTATTAAGTGCTCTGGTGTATTGAACATTTTTAATATATGAACTTGGAAATTAACAAACTCGGCTTTTTGTGATTGGTCAAAGCGAGTGTAGTCGTTTTCCAATGACTCCTTGTTGAAATTAAAGTTTTTTTTTTTGTCCAGTCATTAAGTTCATGTTGGTTGATACGTTCGGCGAACATGATATTTTCAGGCAAGATTGCTTTTATTTGGTTCATCAAGTACCTAGCAAGTGGACCGAGCGTTAAAAGCACGTCATTATTGAAACTGGTGAGTGCTTGTCCAGGTTTAGCTACTTTATTTATAGTGTCTCTCTTCTTCACCCACTGGGACTTGATGAACACTTTAGTATAATTATCCTTCCAGTGTGGTGAACTGCGGTCTTCCTGATTCTCCAATTTGTTATAACTTACAGACATCTTATTTTGTTCGGTCTGTAAGCAACAATCATCGAATAGTGTTTGATCCCACGGTACATCTCTTTTCCCCTGAAATAATTTTTTTACTGCGGTTTCAAACAGCAATGTACCAGTAGCTTTTTTTTTTATGAGGGATTCTTTCTTCTTCCAGGTGGGGCAGTAATGGAGCCTCTCATCCATGGTGTATTGCCATAAGGCTGGGTCAGTGACTTGTTGATGTTGTATCAAAGAAGTATATGGG